AGTCGAAGAATGTGCGGACGCGCCCGCCGTTGTTGTTGGACGTATAGCCCTTGTCCGATGTTTGCGGGGCACTTCCTGCCTCGTACGTTGCCGCAACCATAGTGACAACGGATAACTGTGGAAGAATCCCGTGGCTCATTCGCGCACCGCCTTGAACGTGGCCTTGCTGATCGCCTCACCCGGCTCGCGATCCCGTCGCGCGGGAGCGGCTTTCACCTGGCGGTCCTGTTTGACAGATTCAGCCCCGGACGGCGCGGCCACGAGCGTGCCGGGTGAGTCCCGGTTGATCGCCTCTGCCGTCTCGTCGTCCAGGTCGAGGGTATCCCCGGCGGACATGCCGCCGGGGAAGTAGCTACTGCGGTAGTTCTGCGTGACGAGGTACGCCGCCATTGGTTAGCTCGTCTTCCAGGGCGTTGCTTCCGTGCCGGTCGCCGTGTTCTGGCCCCACACCGCCCATTGCGTGTCACTGATCGCGACGATGTGCAGGAAGTCGCCAATGATGCCGCCGGTGGTTCCGCCGTTGCCTTCCCACGCGAGGTGAGTTGACCCGTCTGCGGTGCGAGCGGCTTGCGTGAACGTGCTGTCCGTGCCTTGCAGGATCGTGCCAACGAAGAAGTCGCCGGACGCGCAGGCGACCCGATGCACGCCGCTGGTGCAGGTCGTGTTGACGATCACGTCGAACCACAGCCCCGTTTCGGCGGGCGGCAGAGTGAACGTGAAGCCGGTTGCGTTGTTGAACACGAGAAGCGCGCCGGACTCTTCACGGGTGAGCGTCGCCGCTCCCGCCGTTTTGGTCACGCGCTTCGCGCCGCGTGAACCGTTGAGCATCTTGCTTGTTCGGAAATCGTGAGGCACCGTCGTCCCCTTTCCGTGGGGGTTGGGGAGCGGGCACAATCACCGCTCCCCCGAATCGGCTTACAGGGTGATGTTGTAGGCTCCTGAAACCCAACGAATGCCCGACGCCGCACCCGTGGGTGTGTAGCGGCCCAGGCCCATACGCAGGCTCGCAACGATGCGGGTCTGATCCGTCGCCGGCAGCCGCTCGGTTTCGAGCTTGACGCGCCGCCGCCATCCGGCCACCGCGCCGCGGCGGTTGAACGCCACGACCTGCCCCTTGACGTTGTTGCCGCCCGTGGTCGAAACCTTGCCGTCCGCTTCCGTCTTGGACATCATGATCGACGTGACCACGGGGTAACCGAGGATCGACGCGACTTGCCCACCGAGCAGATCGGCGCTGTTGCCGCTCTGAATCTTGGCGCTGACCACCTCGTCAAGCAGCGCAATCCGGTCGCCGGTTGCGATGTCCGCCACGAACACCAGGTCGTTGCGATCGTTCGGGTGGCCCCAATCGTGGTAGTAGGTGGTATCGACCATGAGCCCGCGCAGATCGCGCAGCGTGTTCATGGTGATGGCGCCCGCCACGTTGGTGCCCTGCCCGGTCGCGTCAACGAGGAAGGCGTGCCGGATGCCGTCGAACGCGAGATAGTGCTTGGTGTCTGCCGGGTCCGCGTCATCTAGGTTGATGTTGCCCGTACCGGCGTTCGTGGTGTCACCGTTGAGCACCAGCGAATCGCTGTAGAGCCCGAGCGCCTTGGCGAGCTGCATCCGCAGGAACGGCACGAACGGGATGATGGAATCCTCTTCCATCTCGCCGGACCACATTTGATGAATCACGAACTTGGATGCCGTGACCGTGACGCGGTTGCTGCCCGTCTTGACCGTGCTGTAGTTGGACGAGTTGTTCGCCGTGGACTCGCTGACCAGCAGCATCTCCGGCACGTCAACCTCAACCGGCAGGTACGCGGTCGGGGCGGTCATCTCAAACGTGTTGATGAGGCCGAACACGTTAGACGACGGACGGGCGGCCTCCCACAGGTCGCCAACATACTGCGCGCCGATGAGTTGTGAGCCGTAGCCGGACTCCGCGGTATCCATGGCGCGGAACGCCGCCTCGTACGCCTTGATCTGCCGCTTGTTGATGCGCGGAAACAGGTTGTCAATCGCCTGCCCGTCGATGCGCTTGATCTCGTCTTCGGAGAGATAGCGAGCATCCGACACGGCCTTGAACGCCGCAGTCAACTCATCGGACGGACCCTTGCTCATGCCGCGCGCCTGAGCGCCCGTCAGCAGGTCCCAAAGGAACTCGATGTCTGCAACGCTCGATCCCCACCGGGCGAACTTGGTCCCGATGAGAACAGGATCCGCCGCGCCGAAGCGCATCTTGCGGACGAACTCGGCATCGCCCAGCTTCTCGTCGATGACGCCCTGCACCAGCGCCCGGACGGACTCCTCGGTCATCCGCGCGGCGTCCATCGCCGCAACGCGCTTGTGAATGTCCTCGATCAACAGTTCAACGTTCTGCGTGTCGCTCATTGGTTACTCTCCAAGTGCGCTGAGAAGCGCCTTCAATGTGCCTGCGTCGGGCTTGAGTGCCCGCTGTTCGCTCTCCCCGTCATCGCCCGTGGCGTCCTCTTTCGTCGCTCGCTGAATCACCCCGTCGATCAGGCGCATGGCCTGCGACAAGTCATCCGCGTTGCGCTTGCTGAGCACGGCCCCGGCACGTGCGGCGGGGAACCAATCCGGCAGCAAGTCGGGCTCGTCGTGGAACCACAGCCCGCGCCACGTGTCGCCGTCCAGCGCCTCCAGATGGGCGATGGGCAGCAACTCCGGCGCGGTCTTGCCCGCACGGCGATACCGGGCTTCCAGCCGGTCGTACAGCCGCTTCCGTTCCGCGTCGGACAGGTCACTCGCTGCGGGAGAGCACAGGCGAAGCATCTGCAACGCCGTGCCCTGCCAGTCCAGCTCGTCCGGTGCGTCATCGGAATCGGTGTCCGTCAGGGTGAGGAATTCGCGCCCCATTGCTTCAAAGGCGCGCAGTTGATGTTGCTTGAGGGCTTTGGGGTCGGCCGGCACGGGCACCGCGCTCAGCTCAAAAAGCTCAGCCTTCGTGATCCGTGGCGGTTCCTTGCCGCGTCCGGGCTGCATGTCGAGCGTGTGCCACCCAACCGAAACCGCCCGCATGCTGCCGGATTCGTATTTGGCCTTGACGAGTTGCGAGAACTCATCGGTATCGAAGCGAACGTCCGCGATCAATTGACCGTCGCGCACGTCGATCCGGGTGACCTGCCCAATCGGCGGAATGTCGTACCGATGGCCGAACGCGAACACGGGATTGAGCCGGAAGTTGTCGAGTTGCCAGCCCGCCGCATCCACGATCATGCCGTCGCGTGCCACGTCGGACGTAGAGGCAACGACACGCATGTCCGCATCGTCGGGTTTGTCAGCGGCGCGATAGCCGCGCGTGAAGATCGAATCCGTCATAGCGTACTACCTCTCACTGACTGCGGTATGACCATATTGCGGGCGCATCAGTCCGTCCAATCCACGTCAATGACCGCCGTCATCGAACAGCGGCAAGCTATGTCTTCTTCCGCCAGCCCGATCGCGCCCGGATGCGGGCCGTAGCCGTCACCGACTTGGAAGTCGCTATCTAGCGGCACGGTCTGGTTGTGCGCGGCGATGTGGGTTTCGCGGGTCCGGTCATCGAGCGCGGCGAGCCAGGTTTTGCCCTTGACGACGCCGCTTTGCTCCCACGACAGTTGAGTGCCACCGTTAGACGCGCCGATGACCTCAGTACGAGAGATTACTTCCGCTGAAGAACGAATCCGATTGCCCATCACCTGTTCGACCCGTTTTGCCAGTTCGTCGATCCCCTCACCCGCGTCGATGCCCTGCGCGAGCGAGTCCTTCAGTTGCGTCCAGGTCGTTTCGTTCACCTGCACGGCGAACCGCTGGGCGCGCTGATCGAGGAAGCGAACGACGTTCGGGTCCTTGACGTTGAACGAGACGCCGATTGCGAGCTCGGCAAGCGCCGCCTCACCCACGTCCATGACCACCTGCGTGAGCACGGGACGGAGCGACGCCCGGAACTTCTTGACCCATTCGGCTTTATCGAACGGGTTTTCGCTCAGTTCCAGCGGATCGACGGCCCGTGCCGTGCGCCCGGTCAGTTTGGCGAGCACGCTCTTGCGCTGATTGCGCATCAGGTCCTCAACGACGCGCCGGACGGTCGCCTCGTGGCGGTCAGTGCGGTTGACGCGCGCCTCCCACAGCCGCCGGTGCTCGTCGCTGCCGTAGGCGACGGCACGGGTAGTGCGCGTCATCGCACGCGGTTGCTCTTGCCCTGAGCCATTCTGCGCATCCTGCGCGGCATCCGGGTTGGTGCCGTCCTGTTGCGCCATCGGATCGGGCGGCGGCGTCATCGTCATGTCGGCTTTGGCCGGAAGGTCGGCGGGCTTGATGATCGTGAGCCCCGCCGGGATGGCGAGCACGTCGCCGGCATCACCGATCGTGTCCACGCCCAACAGTTCCGCCGCCTGATTGAACGTGAGCAGGCCCGCCTTCCAGTTCTCGCGAATGCGCGTCTGCCGGCTGTCCTCGTTCTCCTGCAACGCCTCAACGCCGCTCATGTCGAACACGGCGCGGGTCGATTGCGCGCCGAACATCGGCAGCAACTGTTCAGTGATCTCGGCTTCGATGAACCGCGCGTCCGGCATGATCGTGTCGGCGTAGAACGCATGGCGCGCCTCTGCCGCATTCGCGTACGTCCGCTCACCGCCGATGAGGTCCAGCGGCACGCCGAATGCGCGACAGATGTCCTCAAGCGTCATGCGGTGGAGCGCGACGAACTCGGCATCTTTCGGGCTCATCTGCAACGACTGGAACTGCATGTCCAGTTTCAGCACGGCCCAGCGGTGCGCGTTCTCCACGCCCTTGAACTTGCGATTGAACTGATCCTGCAACGCCTTGCCCTGCTCGTCGGTGAGCATGGGCTGTCCGGCTTTGGGCGAGATGAACCCGCCCATCTGGATGCCCTGCGAGAACAGGTTGCGGTTCGCCTTCATGGCCGAGCTCATCGTGTCCGCGGCGAGCCGTGCGGCGGCAAGCGGCGACAGCCCCGACCATTCGTCCACTGGGTTGGGATAGCGCAGCCACACGACCTCGGTCGTCTCGAACCGCATTTCCGCGCCGCCGTTGTCCGGCTCATAGCCGAAGTGCGATACGTAGTTTTGCGGATCCAGGTAGACCTTGACCCGATCGGGGCGGCCCCACCAAATCTCACGCGGCGTTGCCCGTCCGGCAATGCCGCGCTCGAGGAACCAGTACGCCTCACCCCACAATGAGAGGCTTTGGGAAGTCATGTGCTTGAGGCGGTCGCCTGTCCAGAACGGGTTTGGCTTGTCGAGCAGTTGCCGGATCGGCCCGCCCGTGACTTCGCGTTCGCCCTGGTACAGCTTGATCGGCAACATGCTGATCGCATCGGCGCGGCGCTTCACGCAGGTGTAGACCGCGTTGGACGTGGCAACGTAACTGCCGTACTCAGCGGGCGTCCATTCGTCGTTCGGCACGCCGAAGTAGACATGCGACGAGTCAATGTTGTTGGGCAGCGCATAGGAGCGCCCGGTCAGAAAGTCGCGTACGGCGGTCAGTGCGCTCACCACATCAACTCCCCGCTCAGTCCGGAGAGGATCAATCGCCGGAGCGCCATGCTGGTTGTATCCACCCAATCGTCATGCGTCCCGAGCGGGAATCGTTCGTGCTCGCTTAGCCAATCCTCAAGCCATTCGGCGTGCTCAGGCACGAACGCCCGCCCGCCTTCCACGATGCCCGTCACGCCCTCAGCGCGGCTCACCTTCGATTCGCTGGCAGCGATGGGGTAGGGAATAACCGGCAACGCGGGCAAGACGCCATTGGCGGTGTAGACCGGCTCACGCAGGGTTTGGATAGCGGATTGCCCGGACGCCCGATCTTCGATCACGAGCGGAACGCCGATGTCCTGGAAGCGTGCGCGTGACCATGCGTAGGCGTCGTGCGTCAACCGGAGCAAGCCCGGATAATCGACCCGATCCCGCCACGCGCGCACGAGGTAGGCGCTGCCGTTGCCATCCGATCCCCACAAGGCAAGCGCGCTGTAGTCGTTCGCTACACCTTCCTTGAACGCCGAATCGAGCAACAGTTCCACGTTGGTCAGCGGCGGCAGCACCGTGTATCGCTTCCACCAGGACCGTTTGAACATGCCGCCGTCTGCGGGCATAGGATCACCCTGGTACTGCGCTTGCCACACGCGCGGCCCGACAGCGGAGCGGACACGATCCAACGAGTCCAGCGTCCACCGCTCCGGCCACAGTGCCTCACCCGCCTCGTTGACAGCTGGCATGTGGACGTGCCGCCACTGTTCGCCGCCCTTCTCTTGTTCGGCAAGCAAGCGCCCGCTCAGGTCGTCTTCGTGCCAGCGAGTTGCGGTGACGATGATCCATCCGTCCGGTTCAAGGCGCGTGCGGATGGTGCCCTGGTACCACTCCCACAG